AGGCGTCGACCGCGATCGGCAAGATCGCCGGCAAGGTCAGCCCGGCGCTGGCCAACATTGTGCCCACGGGGGCCTTTGCCACGGATCAGACACCGGCGCCGGAGGCGGTTAAGCCGTTTCCGCACCTGCTGATCATTCAGTCCGAAGACCCCAAGGCGCAGCCGTATTTCTTCAACCTCGACACGGCGGCCTTTGACGAACTGCGGCGCTCGACCGAATTCCGCTGGGCCTCCCAGGAGCGTCTGTCGCGGCGACCGGCGCAGCAAGGCGTGGGCATGGGGGACGAAAAAATCACGCTCAAGGGCGCGATTTTCCCCGGCTTCAAGGGCGGCCTGAAACAGCTCGACACCCTTCGTGCACTCGGCGCCCAGCTCAAGCCGCTGACCCTGACCACGGGTTATGGCGACGTGCTCGGCACCTGGTGCCTGAAAAGCATCGAGGAAGAACAAAGCTCGCTGATGCAAGGCGGGATCCCGCGTAAACAAGGGTTCACACTGGAGTTTGGGCGCTATGGCGACGACATGCAGAACGTCTGACGGGGATCTGCTAGACACCATCTGCCATAACTTCTATGGCCACCTCAACGGCAGCGTGGAGGCGGTGCTTAATGCCAATCAGGGCCTGGCCGATGAGCCGCAACCGTACCGCGACGGCGTGGTGATCCTGTTGCCGGATCTGGCGGCCCCCGCTCAGGAACAAGTCACCCTGTGGGATTGATTCAGTTCGCGGCCTCTATACAAGCCTGTCGCTCGTTGTCGTAGCTGTCCAAGCCGTTTTCGAACTGACGGGCGTTGTTGCCGAGCAGTCCTTGCCAGGAAGACGCGGCGCTAATGGCGGCGTCATTACACTTATGGAACGGGGTAAACAGGACCCCAAATTTTTCTGCTTCGTTCTGTAACGCCGCCAAGTCTTGAGCTTGTTTACGCCGCTTGATCGGATCAATTTTGCCGCTACGGATTTGCGCGTTGCCGCGTTCAACCGCTGCTTCTAGGCGAGCAATGAAGTCTTTCGCATCGCGGGCTGTTGCGCTGGTCTTTGGTGCAGGCAGCGAGCTTTGCGTGGTGGCGGTCGGCTCGCTCAAGTCAATGACTTGCAGCTTCTCTACCGCTTGGCTAGAGAATGCAGTGCTGGTCAATAGGAATGCGAAAAAAATCCGTTTCATGGTGATCCTTAATGATTGAGTTTGAGGGCCGGGATTCTATGAATGGCTGGCCGGCACGTCTACCTCGGAAACACGTATCAGTCCTTTCCCACCCTATGCCTACCTTGTGTGGGTTTTCTTTTGGAAAAATCCATGACCCCCATATTTCGCATCGTGGCCGATGGCGCCGATATCACTGGCCTGATTAATGATCGGCTGATTCAGATCAGCACCACCGACAAGCCGGGCATGGATTCGGACACGTTCGAACTGCGCATTGATGACCGTGATGGGCTGGTGACATTACCCCTGCGCGGGATCGGGATTGAGGTCTACTTGGGCTATGCCGAGACGGGGCTGGCCCGCCTGGGCCGCTACGTGGTCGACTCGGTCACGGTGTCCGGGCCGCCGGATACGATCGTGATCAAGGGCAAGGCCAGCGACATGCGCGGCAGTGGCAAGACCATCCGCAGCGGAAGCTGGGAGGACGTGCCGTTGTCGAAGATCGTCGGCGATATCGCCGCGCGCAATGGCTGGGCGCCGGGGTGTCCGGTGTCGACGAAGGTCGCCCGTGCGGACCAGCTCGGCGAATCTGACTTCAATTTCGTCACGCGCCTGGCTAAGCAATACGACTGTACGGCCAAGGTGGCGGACGGCAAGTTGTTGGTGATGCCGCGTCAAGGCGGACAGACGGCCAGCGGCAAGGCGATCGGCGCGATCACCCTGACGCGCCGCGACGTCAGCCGCTGGCAGTTCAATCTGGAGGATCGCAACACGCACAGGTCGGTCGGGGCCAAGCATCAGGACAAGAAAACCGGAAAGCTGGTGGTGGTGGCCCTGGAGAATGACGATCTGCCGACCGGCCTGCCGGCGGTGCATACCGATCGTCATATCTACCACAACAAAACCGCCGCCGAGTCTGCAGCCAAGGCGCGCTTGGCCGCGTTCAACCGATCGAGCGCCGGCGTGCGTTTCGAAATGCCCGGCCGCACGGATCTGTTTGCCGAACGCCCGATCATTGCCCAGGGCTTCAAGGTCGGCCTCGATGGCGAGTACCTGACCGACTCGGTCGAGCAGGTCTACACCCAAGCGGGCTGGTCGACCACCGTCGAATGCAACGGCGGCAAGCACGGCAAGGCGAAAGCCAAGGGCAAGAAGCCGAAGAAAAAAACGAAGCCGCTTAAAGTCGTGAACCTATAACCGCGCTGTTGCGCATCCCTAATCCGCCGTGTGCGGTTTTTTTATGCCTGGAGTTTGTATGGCCATTACCGAACAACAACTGCACCGCATAATGCCCAACGCCCGCCGCCAAGCGGGCGTTTTTGTACCCGTCCTCAATGCCGCGATGGCGCACCGGCAAATCACTACTCCAAAGCGCCAAGCGGCGTTCCTGGCCCAAGTGGGCCATGAGTCGGGTCAGCTGCAGTATGTCCGTGAGCTGGGTGGTGAGCAGTACCTGAGCAAGTACGACACCGGCAATCTGGCGGTGAAACTGGGCAACACGCCGGAAGCAGACGGGGATGGCCAGCGCTATCGCGGTCGCGGTTTGATCCAGATCACCGGCCGCAACAATTACCTGCTCTCCAGCTTGGCTTTGTTTGGCGATGAGCGACTACTGCGCACTCCTGAGCTGCTGGAATTGCCGCAATGGGCCGCCGAGTCTGCCGCGTGGTTCTGGTGGGTGCGCGAACTGAACGTGCTGGCCGATCAGGGTGAGTTCGAAGCGATCACCCGCAAGATCAACGGCGGTCTCAATGGGCTGGCGGATCGGCTGGAGTTGTGGGCTCGGGCAAGGGCGGTGCTATGCGTCTCGTCGACCTGATCCCGGCACCGTATCGGCTGCTGGTCAGCGGTGTCCTGCTGGTCGCCTTGGCAGCAGGATCCGCGGCGTTAGCGTGGCAGGTCCAGGACTGGCGCTATGGCCAGCAGCTGGAACAACAAGCACGCCTGCAAGCGGAAAGACTAAACCAACAAACACTGGCAGCGGCCGCGCAGCAGCAAACCGAGCAAGATAAGCGCCTGGTGCTGGAACAGCGGCTTTCCGTCAGTGAACAAACCCTTTACCGAGCCCTGAGCAATGCCCAACGTGATCAAGGTCGCCTGCGCGACCGCCTTGCCACTGCTGATCTGCGCCTGTCAGTCCTACTCGAAGTCCCCACTGCCGACGACAACGGTTCAGTGCCAGCCACCACCACCGGCGGCTTGGTTCATGGTCCCGCAAGAGCCCAACTTGACCCAGCGCATGCTCAACGAATTATCGGCATCACCGATGCCGGCGACCAAGGACTGATCGCGCTGGAGGCCTGTCAGGCGTACGTCAAAGAAGTATCAACACCGAAGTGAAAAGAGCGACCGGGTTGGATGCGTCAACATCCTACTCGACCGCTCTATACTGCGTTGTGCAGAACCACTTGGAAGAATTTGTCCGCCAATTTTAATGGGCGCTCAGTTCGCGCCAGGTGTTCGAATAGCAGAAGATGACCCGCCCCAGAAACCCTAACCTAATCCAGCGCGCCGCTCGGCTCTGCTACCTGCAGCACCATGCCTTCGCCGGCAAGGTCACTGGACAGATGTTGGGTACCGCGACCACCGGCCCGATCAACCTGCTGCGGATCGACGAAATCCTCTCGGCTGCGTGGCAGCAACTATCCTGCACCTATATCGAACACCTACCCTGGTTGGAATGCGCCGAGCGTTACGACCGTGCTCATACGTTTTACTATATGGATCCGCCTTACTGACATACCTCCGGCTGTGGAGTGCATTTCCCGTTTGAGAACTACGAGCGAATGACGCGCCACCGTCGTAGGAGACGACCGCCGTCAACATATGCACCGTTTCGCGGTTCTACACTGGAGTATCGGTTTCCGTGAAGCTATTCACTACTATTTTCAACAATGGATCAGTTCCAGCTGGCTCCAATAACGAGCGCAAGCGCATTGGCAGCAACTCGAACGGGATTGGAAATCTTCCTACGTAATCGAATATCGATACATCTCCTTGGAAACTGTAAGCGAGCCATTCAATTGTTCCGGACGGAAACCGTTGAAGGCCAACGAATAGCTGCAATCAAACGCACCTTTAATGCTAGGCTGCTACGAAACCGAGAAATATGCCGTCGCCATAGCATGTCGACGCCCGCTCGAAATGGAAGCAGCCCATCACTGACAATCGATCAGATAGGTTGATCAGGGAAGGTTGATCAGGGAAGGTTTATTTCGTTTGCTGTTTCTCATAAATATCAGAAAGTTGTTGAAGATTGAGGTTGTCCCCTGGCCATTGGGCATGGATTTCGATAAGGTCAAACTCTAACTCATCAGATAATGCTAGCTCCCTAATTTCTTCATCAGACATTAAAGCGTACTCGGGCCATTGATCAATAAGTTCTCTTGCTATTGAAACAGCGTCGCCGCCGGTTCTGCCGATGTATATCTCTTCAATTTGTGTTAATCCGTAAGTGATCATAAAAAAAGACATTATCTATCCTGATATTTTGAGTTTTTGAGTTGCAGTGGTATCAGGCGTGACGCATGAGTAGATTGTATTGGCGTCACAGGTACGTCCTGCTCATGGAGCTATGGGGTGCTAGTGTAGTAAGCGTTACACGTGAGGAGGACGTTTTTTCTCGTCTTGTCTAATCACAACATTGAGATGCTCCGTGTTCTCCAAAACCCTTGACCATTGCAGTGCAATTTTTTTCTGAAATTCTAATTCGTCCGCATGTCCTTGAGGGATGTAAAATTTGTCAATGTCTGTTTGGCTGAATTTTGTATATTTTAGCTCTTTTGACATAGCTCCGATAAGTTCAATCCAAGTATGGTCTCGCTCTTGGCTAGCCGGCTGAGACAGCAAAGCATAATATTTGTGCCAAAGGCTTTTAACGTTTGCGTTGTCAGCATACACCACATCTATTGTGTTTAATGCTTGAGCAACTTGTTGTGAGATGATAAGGCTTTTTCTCTCGGCTACAAGAGTAAGAAATAATTTGCGCTTTGCTTCAAGCTTATCTTTTCTAGATTGAAACCAAAGTGTAAATGTAACTCCGGCAAGTGGGCCGGCAAGAATAGCGAGTGCGGTCACCCACAACTGGTATTGTGCTAGTGTTAGTTGGGCTTGTGCTAGTGCCTCTGGTGTCATACAAAAAACTCCTAATCAACGCCATAATCGCTATACAGTCTGCAAGGAAAAAAGTCAGCGCTCCCATAAATAGCCCGGTAAGCGATTCCTGAGTAGTATTATAGTCTATTTAATGTATTTCCCATTTTTCTCAAGCCCATGCCTCTCAATTTTCTTTAAATTGTAGCTCTACGGCCGAAATAAAATCTTTTTTCGTCAAGAAATTTCCTGTGTTTGCAAGTGCCGTTGAAATAACTGCATGAGAAAAGAAAATGCACATGTTAATTGCGTCAATTTCACTAGGTGAATAGATGGATTTGTATTGATTTTTTAAGCCATAAGACTTTTGAATGCACCCGTGTATATGTGTGCGTTCAACAGCGCTGCCAGGTATCAAATTGCTAACACGTCGAGATATACAAGATTCCACTGCTTCTACGTTATGCTGAAGAAAAATTTCTTCAAGTGCAGACAATGTGTAATGTAGACGATCAGCCAAATTGATCATAGTACAACCTTTACTAAACATGATAATTCCCGTCTTCACCGATTGTGAGAAATTATCGAGCTTGTTGGCGTCTAAAAGGGCTCCGGCCTTTGTCAATCCTTTTTCGCGCAGAGCGGTGACCCCGTGATCGGATAACTGCCAGTGACCGTAAAACTCCGGCAGGAGCCCTTCATGCATCGAGAGCCCTTTTGCAGATAGTGATAATATTTTTTTTTGCGGAAGATACTCTGCTCCACTCAGTGCCATTGGGCACCGAGCACTACCCATGGGAGCCTGGGGAGCGAAGAATCTTAATAGATCTACAGCATCATTTGCCAAAGCAAAGGCATTTTTCGCGACAATAGATTCGTGCACATCTATTGAAAACTCGATTGCGCCAAGTCCTTGAAAATTCGATTTTAATTTGTTGATTAGTCCTTGCGCTTGACTCGAAACTTCTTCAGATTCTCCGAATATAGTGGTAGCAATATTTTCGAAAAAATCTGGTTCTAATGATGTTATTTTCAATGGGCCGAACGCGAATTCACTTTCTATTTCGAAATTCGCAATCGGAAAAAATACTTGGTGCGTAGTTATATGAGTTAAGGCCTGATGCTCTAAGTGTTCGTAGAAAGATATATTTTTTTTGTCTCGGAACTCTAAACGTGCCCACTCAAAGAATATCTGAGCGACGAATTCAATATCAAATTTGCCTTGGGCCCATTTTTCGCCAGCCAGGTGGTGGATCACATCTTGCAGGATATTTAAATCTGTCTCAATTAGCCCGTGTGATTTACCGTCTTCATTTATGAATGAGATTGTTTTTTGGTTTTTGGCGTTGTAATTAGTTGTGATCGCTTCACTCAGTATATGCTCATCTGTTAGCTCTAATATGTTGGCGCGTTTACTCTTGAAATTGTTTCCTTTAAAGTCTTTGTCCTCGATGATATGGATTTTAGAAAAAACTTCCTTGCTGATTGAATCGACCGATTCCTTTATAGTTTTAATCGGTGCAGCTGGTTCAGTATTGGATGGTGGCAGCCCTTCTTCGTCGAAAAGCATGGAGTTTGAACTTGTTTTATTTGACTGATTGACTATATCTTGTAACTGAGATAGTTCGATTAGGTCTGATCTATGGTGCTCGCATAAAGTGGCGTCTAACCAATCATGAAAGGCTCGTATTTCATTGACATATTCTTGGGTGAAGTTGCCGATGTCGATGTATTCGTTTGATTGGTTAATGTATTTTTTTGCTAGGCTCGTCCATCCAGAGTAATCCCACAATGATGCGGTTTTTATCCGGACACCTGTCATGAAATGCATTGGTGCGTCTGCACCATTATTGGTAGCTTGCATGTACATTTCTGAATTGGGCAGCCCTTTATGGACCATGTAGTTACGAAGGTCGTGTACGAATTTGCAAACAGGACGAATGCCGACCGTTTCCGATATTTTTTGACTAATTATCTCCATTATTTTGTGCTTGTCGTAACGATCGTCCAATAAGACCCTGGTGTGATCCACTACCGTCTTTGCGGCTGCAACAAAATTATGGATATGGCGATTTATTTCTCTGTGAGCCTGCTCCCCGGCATCGCGATTGCCTTCAAACATTAAAGACACACCAATGTCTGGATCTTGCAGTTTTACTGTTTCCTCAATTAACTTTGTTGCGTTCAAGTACAGTATGTTTAAGGAGTAAGTGCGCATTTTCTGATCGTTGATGAAGCGCATGCCTCTACATTCATATACTTTCTTCAAATCGGATGGGAGGTGGTTGAGAACATTATCGTCTGTTTTCATTAGAGGTTTGCTGGCTCAATAGTTGATAATAATATGTAAACTGTGCTTTGCATTTTTGACTGATTTGGAGAGGGGCGAAGGGGACCATTTTAATAGTCTCTTCATTCTTGTCGATCACTTGCAGGCAGGCAAGTAAATTTCCACTTTAGCTAGGCTACACCCTTGAGCCGCGCCAAGCCTTGCTTAATATGGCCGGCGTTTTCACCAATAGTGTCCAGCGCCCCGCGGACGTTGTCGCCAACGTTGGCTAACCCCTGTTTCTCGACTTGGAGCGTAAGCTCCAATACAGCGGCCTCTAGAGCCAGTTGGTTATGGTAGATCCTTTCCAACACATCCGACAGCGAATACTCATTTGTCATGGCGTCGACTCCTTTCTAGAAAAGCACAAGCATAGACGGGTAATGCCCCTGGCAGGTAATAATTGTAACTTGCTTACCAACTGTTACCAATCCATGAGCTTGCGGCAGATTACCCGACTTGGCCCGGGTTGTGGTGGGCTACTATGCCCAGAGCATCTGAGTAGAAAGTGGCTAGCTATTGGTCTAGGTGACTAAATAATGGGTTTGAAGTGACGCGCAAAGTTTTTAAGGAGATAAGAGCAATTAGGGGATCCTTGCGTTGCAGGTCCGACGGTTGCAAGTCGTAACTCACGAGGGGAGCCTGATCTTTGTCTTGGAGTTACATTGGTGTATCGCCGAAGCTAGTCTAGCTAGAAGTGTAATATTGTGCGACATTAGGCTTTATTAGGCCCAGCTTGATTTTCCACGCTGGGAGACCGCTTTCGATCTGATGCCGCTGCTCGAAGTGGGCTTTGTCCTATCAAAACTGGCTTCTCAGTGCAAGCTTAATGTGGCAGTGAGAGCCGAGTCAATTGTAAGCTGTCTATGTTTTTGGCGGGAGTAGAAACGGTTGTCTGGATATGAGCGGCTTTTATAATTCACCGCTCATTGTGTTCCGGAATTATCGCTTTACTCGTACTTTTTTACTTGGCAGTCCTGGGATGCTTCTGGGTCGTTCAAGTGCTTTATGAGTTCTTCTAGAATGATTAGGTCACAGTGTCTTGCGCCCGTTTCTAGATCTTGTAGTACGTGGGTCACGCCGTGATATTGACGCTGAGATGCGTTGTCTGAGATCAATAACGATGTTATTCCGTATTTCTCCAAATAGATATCGCCAGTTTCCCAGGCAATACACAAATCTACATCTTTGATGTTTTTATCGTTGCTTTCAAAATCTTCTATCAATCCGTCTAGACTAAATTTGTACTCGAGAATCATCGGTTCGGTAACCATTCCGAAGAGGCCATCAACGGTGTCTTTTGATACTCCTAGTGGGTTCTTTTCTTCGTCGTATATATATAGCTCTTTTTTAAGGTCGAAGCCTATTTTGAATAATCCATCGTAAGTGAAGCGCTCATTTGTAGACATGATGCGCAGCCCCCGAATGACACCTCCTGCAATTAGTTGATGGAATAATGCGATCACATCTTGTTCGCGAGTTGGGTCAGATGTTATAGAAACCCGCTCGACCGGTAAGAAAAAATGTTTATTTGTGAGCTCTAATGGCTTTGCAGCTTCATGCCCCAGCATGTCTTTTTTCCAATTACTAATTTTCATTCCCCTAAGTAGATCGGGGGAGGCGCCTGTATTGGGTTTCATTAGTCCATAGTATTTGGAAAGGTGATTTTCCA